ACTGACGCTGGTTCCAGATACTGTTCTTATATTTGCACTTACTGAAGTTAAAGATCCTGGATTTAAAATGCCATAATTTGGAACTACACCATTGTATTGAATATTTTGTGTTGCAAGAACTTCAGATCCCCCCAAAGTATTATTACTGATAAATGAAAGTTGTGGAGTATTGGGTAATACTACAGAATCTGAAGATCTATCTACACCTTTTGCAGAAGTTCTATCAAATTCAATATAGTAACCATCTAAAGATATATCAGTGTCGCTAATATCATGAGTTGTATTAATTCTTCTCAGAGAAACTCCTCCTAATTCATATTTGTACATTAAACTACCAATTTCATGATTTATAGAAATTGTTGAATCTATTCCTCTTGAAGAAGATCCAAGATTTAATAAACCACTACCAACTGATTCATATTTAATAAGTTCATTATTAATTTTAACATATCCTGGATTTGAGGTACTTACTGGAAGTCCTTCAAAAGTTCCAAAATTAGCAGTATCACCTATTGCAACACTTATTGTGCTTTGTGTAGTAAGTGGAGCAGTAATTTGTACTGGAGCAACATCAGATCTAATATTTTGCAGTTTTAATTGATTTGTTTTTGAATACATTCCATGATCAAAATGATTTACTCTTAAGAAATTTCCAGCATTTTCTAAGTTTGGAGATGCAGTATAACTTCTAATGAAAGTATTTCCAAGAGATACTCTTGATCCAGAATCATTGTAAATTACAAGATTAGCACTTCCATCTTGCGTAAAAGTTCCACCTTGAACATTGGATAGATATAATCTATCAATACTATTACTATTTCCAGTAATTGTGATTACTGCACCAGTTCCAGTATTTCCTGCACTAGATGTTACGATTCCAACAGAATCTCCTACAGCATATCCATTTCCTGGAGATACAATTGTTGGAGTTCCTGTAATTAATCCATTTGTTGCACTAATATTTAATACTAATCCACTTCCCTTTCCAGTTATAGCAAACGTATTTACACTAGAATCTGAAACATAATTTTTTCCTCCTGTAGTAATTCCAACTGAAGAAACCGAACTTCCAGTACCAACAATATATCCATAATTGTATGTTTTTGTACTTTCTCCAACTTTCCTCCCTTGACTTAAGAGAGTGATCATAGGAGAATTATATACTGTTGTAATTCCTAAAGTGCATTCTTTTGGTAAAGTAGTTAATGGATTATTATTTAATTTTTTGACATATCCATTGCTTACATCTAATGTTGGATTGTTAAAGAATGCAGTTCCAGTATTTGAAGTAAATTCGGCTTTATAAAGTTTGAACTTAAGATCTTGATTCTGACTTGCTGTCCATATTGTACCATTTTGAGATTTAAACAAACTTCCCAACGCAAATTGAGTTGAATATTTTACAGCTGATGCATCGGGTAAGGATGTTGTATTTACAGTTCTTTCGCCCATAATAGCAGTCCACAGTTCATATTCATCACTAGAATCTGAAATAATAACAACTGCATATTCTCTTCCAGGATTTAGGAAAATAGGAGAATCAAATACTACATGTGTTGCTACTTCTGCATTATTGGAAATACTTATATCTTCAGGTCTCAATATTTTGGGTTTTCCAATAACAGTCCTAGTTGGAGTTCCTAATTCCACTGTTCTGATTTCAACTTTTACTGGATTATTCCCTGTTGCTTTAGCAGCAAAAAATAAATCAACCGCTGTTAAGAAAGCACCATTTACATCATCATTATTATTAAGTGGATTGGGAGCTTCTATATTTCCACCAACGACAAAACTTTGTGCCAAAGGATCATAATATCTTGCCGTAGTAACTGTATCAGTACTTGATTGAGTTATTAATGTATTTGTAGTGGTATTAGTGGTGGTAATAACATTTTGGAATTGTTCAACTGTTCCTTCCGAAACATAAACTTCTTCTGCGGAAGAAATAGAAGTGCTACCGGGTAAAGGTTGCTCATTAGTTGAACTTGAACTTAATCTATATGTTTTTTTACCAGTTTCAATTCTTACTGTCGGAACAGGATCTGCATTAGGATCTCTTAAGAAAAATGTTCCTATTATGTCTCCATAATTATCAGAAATTAATCTGAGATCTTTTACATATGCAACAGCACCGCTACTTTGACCGATTAATCTTGTTCCCACAGTTAAATATCCAGTATATCTTCCCTGAGCTTCATCAGATAATGCAAATGTATCGACATTCAAAACTTTAGAGGAAGAATTATAATCCGAAGTCAATCTTTCTGCCCTAATATAAGGATTTATTTGATATGTTGTGGTTGGATTATTATATGGTCCAGATTTATGATTACCAGATGCAACTCTAAAACTAATTATTTCTCTTTGATTAAAAATTCCAATTACAGTTTCTCCAATTTGAAATCCCTTAGATGCCCCATATGTTGATAATGAAGAATCTGAGGCAATTTCTATTAATTTTGGAACAAAATCAACCCCACTATTTCCATCTAAAAATTGATAATGTTGTGTTCCTGGTCTAACATTAGATACAAAAAATTCAGTATTCCTAGATCTCATAAATGATTCTAAATAAGAACCAACAAAAACATTTTGACTTGTTGTATCTGTATTTGAAGAACTATTTCTTATTTCATTATTAATTTGTGTTGTTACAGAAGAAACATCAACTCTATTACCACCACCAGTATTAACGGTTGAAGATGTATTTTGTCCTGCAATTGTCCCAAGATCAAGATGTACTGTAACATCATGAGTTACATGTCTATCTGGCAATTGAACAGTTCTAATCCAATGATCTTCTGCTGGATGTAGTAATATAGTACCTTTATATAATATGACATGAAATGGATTAACATTTTCGACAGTTGTTGCAAAAGCTTGTTCTATCCATCCAACAGAATTATATTTTAAGGTTACGGAATTTCCAGTTTTTTGGACATTTGGATCCAACAAATCATAATTATTTGATAGGTCTATCTCTTCATCAGTTAATTGAGTTGCTGGAGAAAGCAATCCCTTAAGAGAATACCTACTTACAATAGGAGATAATTCTCTTGCATCAGGATTTATTTGTATTCTAGATAATCGAGTATTAATTAAATCATAATTTTTAAAATCATCTACAAAAAATCCAGATTTAAATCTATTATTTCCGTTAGCATCTTGAATTTGAAGAGTTTTTGTGTTTAATTCTAATAATGATAGAGAAGTTACTCTTTCTAAATTTCCTACTCTATTTTCAATTAAACCAATATCTCTCATTGTGTATCTTCTGTTGTCATTTAAGGACAGAACAGCATCTTGAGGATTGTAAAGATATGGAGGTAGAGTAATGGTTGCAATATCCATTACTTCCATATTTTTATTTGGTTCTTTTGGAATTTTTGCAGAAACACCCTTTTGAACTATTAGACTTCCAAATTTATCGACAAATAATTTATCAATTCTTCCCAGATAATAACTATATCCAAGTATAGAACTTTCATTTGGAGATAAAATTGCACTAGAATCGGTAGTAAAATCTCTCTGAGAAAAATCAAAAGGTGAGGCACTAGTAATCGTAAATTCTGATACTCTTGGTCTAAAATCTAAAGTATCCGTTCCCCTAACATTTTGAGGTCCAATTCTAGGAATATCATTTTGATATCTTTGGGCATCATAACTCAAAACAGTAAATACATCTCCAGTATCATTGGAAGGAACTGAATAATAATCAAATACAATTAATAGTTGTTTGGATGGTTCTGTAGTATTTGTAGTTCTAACTATTTTTGAATAATCATAATATTGATCTTTTTGTCCTTTATTTAAAATATATGAATCTGTGATATTTTTATATTTTCCTGGAGTAATTACTTCAATATTTGTAGTTATATTAGATTCTTTAAATACTATAGATTCTCCCTCAGAAAATATATGTTCATTTAAATATATAATTCCTAAAACATTTGAACTTGGTTTAGTAACAACTCTGGCTATAGATTTACTATCAGTTCCAAATATATTTTCTCCAATTATTGCATTTGCACTCACATTTGCACTGGAATTCACCTGAATTGTATCCAATACTGGACTAGATGTATCCAATGATTCATAGACTGCTATAACGTTACTAACATCTGGTACATTTAAACAAATTTCCTCATCTTGAATTCTTAGACCATAAAATTGATTGAATGTTAACCCATCATTAATAGAAGATCCACTATTGCTTCCAGATTGTTGATATTTTGATAGAGATACGTTTAATACTTTGCTTCTATTATATGTTTTGATTTTTGATTGAATTCCACTTTTAACCAATGAAACATCCACAACAATACCACTTTGAGATGGGGTTAATCCTGTAATAGTTACAACGTTATTGCTGAGAGAAAATCTATCTGAAGTTATTGTTCCAATTCCACCATTAGAATAATGAACTGCATATTTATCTTCATTAAACGCTTGAAAAAATAAATTATTATTATTTGAAATTTGACTAATATCAAAACTCAATATACCAGAACCGTTAGTTGTTTCTCCAACTATCTGTCCACTAATTGGCAAGGTTGAATTTGTTAAATTTACCGAAGATATATTTGAATCTGGTAATTGTGTATATAATTTTCCATTATTTCTTATAACTGGAGCCCCAATATATGCGAAAATAGGACCTAATGTTGACCCCGGTAAAGTATTGTCACATACGTTTGAAACTGCAGATCCTAATAGAGTAACTTTAATTGAATCTTGTGTTTGGGATATATATGATACTCTATTAAATGTTGGTACAGATGAACTAGATTTTTGATATTTAATAATATCACCTATTTTTATTCCAGTAAAAAATACACCATTTGAAGTTATGGTGCCATCAGTGGCAATTGTTATTTGATTGATTCCATTTGGTAAAGGAAAATTTTCAAGTAAAGTATCTGCGGTAAAAGTTGGAAATGAATTAGATTCTTGATCTTGATATACGGATTTGATATCTTTTGTTGAATATGCTGCAATTGATTTAATTGTTCTTGGAAAATCAAGTCCATTAATAATAATTTGTTCTCCTACTAAAAATGATCCTGATGTCTGCCTCAAACTAATAGTGGATGATCCACCACCAGAAGAAACTGCATATCCACTGGCACCACTACTTTTACCCTTAACAAATGAAGTTTGTGGTAATTCTGTATTTGAAACTGCCGAATTTAAAGTTAATTTAGTGTATGTTTGAATATCATATAGATACAAATCCCAATTAGTTGCAGGACTAGAATATGCGGCATCAGTTAAAGCATAAGTATATACTCTTGCGTCTCCAATTGTAGATGAAGAATCTCCTACTCTTCTATCTTTCAATAAAATTGGATATCTTTCTCTTAAAGCACCAGAAACATTATTTACTCTTAAAACATTCCCCATATCAAAGGGAATATTAATCTGAGATATAGTTTCAGTATCTCTTGGTTTTGAAACATCTAAAATAGTTGTTCCAATTTTTTTTACATCATAACCTTTAACGTATGATTTTCCTGGAGATACTTTTACACACATCAAATCTTCGGAAGGTGTATTTCCCTCATCAGTTTTTTCATTATCAAAAAATAAACCATTACTTCCAAGTCTATCATTCAATGAATTGTGTATTGATGGTATAAAAGGATCTATTGAATAATCTCCAGATTCATCATAAGTTCTTTCAGCTAAATAATCTCTTATTGTTGCATATTGCGTTTTAGTTTCTATTTTTTTAAGTTGTCCATCTTTGACTCTTAATAATTCTATAAAATCTGTATCATTAAGATCATCTAAAAGTTTTTTGGTTAATGATAATTTAATTTTAAATCTATCTGCACCTGGAGCGGCATAATTTGTAAAACCTTTCGCATTATCATATAATGTTTCATCATCTTTAGCAGTTATAATTAACTCATCAATCTTTAATCCAACCCTATATGATGGAGTATTTGTATAATGATCAAGAATTATTGTTTCCGAATCTACCGTTACAAAATAACCCCTAACAAAGTAAACACCCTTACCAATAGATACCGCTGATCCTATGGAGGTTGCATTTGAAGAAATTAAAGATGCAAATGGAGTTCCAGCATTAATCGTCGTATTTCCATATACTACAGTCTCATTAGCAATCAAAGATTCTCCATCTTTAAATTGATTAAAAGTAAAGTTATTATCGGATCCTTTATATTTTACATAAATTGTTAATTCTTCTACTTCATTTTGATCAGGAAAAGCAACATACTGAATGGATGCTGTTGAACCTGAAGATTGTCCTGTTATTGATTTTCCTATGAAATATTTAATATATACCGAAATATCAACTCCAAAATTAGTTGGATTGAGTTTTACTGCATAAAATTGCCCATCATATGTAATATTTCCGGGGATCACCATTGATCCTTCTTTAAAAATATTAGAACCAAAGGATTCTAATTGATTCTGTAAAATAGATTGTAATGTAGTTAATTCTCTAGATTGAACTGGACGCCCTGGATTAAATAATACCTTATAAAAGTTATTCTCGGAATCAAAATCATCATAATATGGACTAATATTTAAATTTGTTTTTTGTGCCATTTTCTTTAGAATTCCAGAATAATTTTAATGTCTTCTTTTTGCCTAGGATCTCTAGAAACTAGAGGTCTATTATCAATGTAAATAATATCTCCTGATGTTTTATTTATCTCTGGATTTGCCAGTCCCGATGTAAATGAAACTCCCAAATCTATCACTTTATTATTAATTGTAATCTTATTCTCTGGAGAACTAGCACCAAAAGATGTATCTATAGATCCAGAAAAAGGACTAATTGTATTTGCTGAGGACTCAAAATTTAATACTTTTGAATCTTCAGATACTGTATCATAATCTGTTTGATCTGAATGATTTCCCGTAGGACTATAATATAATGATCGATCTCTATAATATTTTAAAACTTTAGTCTCACTATCATAGGATGCAACATATCCCTTTGCAGTTCCATTAGTTACTGTTTGACTAATTTGTTGACCAATTGTTGGTGTTCCACTAAATGTTGATACAAGTTTAATAGAATATAATGAAGAAAATTGACTTTGAGTAAAAATATTAGTTGATGATCCATAAGTGGTTGGGTTTTTCAAAATTCCAATCTGAGAAAATTTTGTATCTAGAGGAAAATCTTTTGTAGAATCGTCAAATCTTGCATAAATTAGTACTTTATCAGTACCTAATTCTTTGTATATATCATAACCATGTCCTTTAGATGGTGGAATAATTGGAATTAATTTTGCAGGATTTTGAATTGTTCCTGGTGGTTGAATTGGCCCCAAATTAACAATACCATAAGTATATCCAGTTCCTCCAGCAGTAACTGTTGCAGAAATTATCTTCCCAGTTCCTGGATCAGTTTCAATTAATACTTGACCACCTGTTCCATCGCCAAGAATATCGACTGTTCCAGATTGGTAATTTAATCCACCATTTTCAATATATACTTTTTTAATCTGATTATTATTTACAGTAGAATCACCATTGGTTCTAACAGAAACTATCTGAGAATCTGTTGTTGTAGACCATTCATTAGGAACAACAATATATTCAGTAGAGTCAAATTTTACAACATCACTTGGAGACACTGTAAATAAATATTTCCATATATATCCATCCCCACTTTCTCCTGCTGGTGATGGTTCTAAATCCGTAAATGTTGGTTCATCTTGCGACCCATTTCCCTTTGGACTTTCTCCAGAAGATCCATTATCAATACAGATGTAAACCCTATATTGCGAATTAATTACATAGTAATTTGCATCATAAAGCCTATATGAATTTGAGTTTGGTGAAGGGTTTTGGACACTATAATCGTGCCTATACATTTCATATTTAACGTTAGAAGTCCAAGTAACTTTTCTTATAATTCTTCTAATATTAGCACTTGTGATTTTTTTACCAAAAATTGCAGTATCTTTATAGTTAGTTAGATAATCTGTATTATCAACTGGAACTGGTGGATTACTATCCCAACTATCTGTTCTACCAAATCCTATTGTAGATGGATCAGGATTTGGCAATCCAAGAAAGACATAATAAGAATTTGAAGAATCTATTACAGAATTAACAAAATTATCTGCATTCAATATTCTAAATTGATCTGTTACAATAGAAGACATATTACTGGTTTTTTCTATATTTATAATATATTAAGTAATTTGTAAAGGTAAAGATCCTGTAGATCTTAAACCATTCCCTCTTCTTTGTATATCTGAGAAAGTGGTTAATCCAACATCTACAGTTTTTCCACTTACTCCTATAGAAATTGGAGAATTAGAACGTGTAAATCCAGATAATCTTCCCCAAGAGAATTTTCCTATAGGATTTAATGAGTTACTCATGGTCGTAATTCCAATAATATTTGTAGTAGAATGTACATTACAAGTAATAATTCCATTTAGACCACTTGAAGAAAATTGATGAATATAATAGATATTGTCTAAGAAGGTTGTTCCAATTCCAACGATTGCAGAATTAGAATTGTTGATTGAAGTTACTCCTTTACCCACTGAAGTATTATACACATAGATTGGATAACCAACATTTAAATTACTAAATGTCGATGAGTTTAGATAAAACTTAAGTGCCAATGTATTTCCATTGGTTCCTGCTGTCGTTCCAATTCCAGTAACAATTCCAGAAAAACCTTGAACTACAGAAACATTCGTAATTAATTCTTGTTTAAAATTGCTATTATCAAAAGTTGGATCAATAATCAATGAATCAAACTTTATGTTTGGATATATTAGATTTTCATAATTAAAAAATCGTGCATTATCGACAAAAATTTCAGTATCGGAAGATGAAAAATCTTTAATTACTTTTGCAGCTGGATAAACCTGTGCTTCAATTGATTCTCTAGATTTATAAACTATCTCACCATTTATTTGAGAATCTATTTTTTGTTTAATCCAAGTTAATGGTTTATAATGTGTATCATCTACCCCTTGATCTCCATATAAATTGGTTTCAAATTTATCTGAATATGTTAAATCAAATATAGTTCTTTCATTTTGTGTTAATGTATCAATATAATCATTATTTTTCTTCACCTGAACCTTATCACCCTTTTTCAAAGATTTATCTGCATTTATTATAGAACTATCGGATCCTTTTGTTCCTCTATAGAACAATATTGATACTTTATCTTCTTTTTTAGGTGGTGTTGTAAATACAAAGGAAGTTCCACCCTCAAAATTATAAGCCACACCAGGATCTTGAATTACTCCATTTATAACGATGAAGAGAAGAGCATTCATATCTATTTCTTCAGAATTTTCAGATTTCTGGAAACTGATCAATTCTGAATTATAATATAGTGGAAATCTGGTTCTTATACCATCTTGATAAATTTTTATAGAATCTATAAAATCAAATTCTCCAAATTGCCAAGCAGCAAATGAATCTGAAAATGTATCAATAACAGTTAATTTAAATTGTGATAATGGAGACGCTAATCTCTTATCTGTAACTAATCCTACAGGAGTAAACACATCGCCAATATTAAATTCATATCCTGCTCTTGTTATATTAAATGATTTAACTTCAAAATAAGTTGAACCAATTCCTGTAGTTGAACTTGCTCCAACTTCTATATCTAATAATAAACCTTTTCCTGAAGTTGTAGTATTTCCAATAGATGGTCTATAAACTCCAGTAATTTCCAGATTTTGATATGATGGTGGAGAAACAAATATTTTTGGATTTGTATACCCCGTGCCACCGTTAATTATACTAAATCCTAATGTTCCCCCTGCACCAACGGATGCATTTATAACTGCTGGTGTACCACTATGTCCGCTTTGGTATACACTTACACCTATTGATATAATATTATTATATCCAGATCCTAGTATATCCGTGCTTCCAAGACCAACTGAAACTATAGAACCTCCAGAGACAACAGCAGTTACAGAAGCTCCTACTAGTGGGGCATATCCCAATCCTCCAGAAGATCCAATAGAAACAATCAGTCCTCCTCTGGGAAGTTGATTTTGATTTATATCGGATGGTGACGTAACAATATCACCATTTTCATCAGTTATTCCAGAAAATATTACATTACTACTTGTAGAACCATTTTCAGTTATTCTAAAATTATTAGATGGATTATTATCCGTTGTTGGGGTTTGATAAATTCCATTTATTAATAGGATTCCATTTCCTCCCGATGTCCCCAATCCTACAGCATTATTTCCTTGAACTTTTAATGCAAATGTTCTACCAACTCCAGTAAATTCTGATGATATATCATCATAAACTTTATTTGTACTATAATCCTGCCTCAAATATACTCTTCCATTAAAACTAGATGTTTGATAATCCAAATAACTAGAATCTTTAATTATTTGAGGATTTCCTCTTGGAGATTCGGCAAAGAAAATTTTATTTCCAACAATATTATATGATCCCTTATAAATTGTTGCAATTCCAATAGTATCAGTATGCGAAGTTGCAGAAGAACCTACTGATCCTCTATTAACTTGTACCAATGGAATAGATCCAGTATTTGTAATTGGGCCTACATTTGTAGTACCAAATCCAACATTATTAATAAGCATATACTCATTATCTATTCTTAAAATATTTTTAGGTGATATTGAAGAAATTCCACTTAAAGAAAATATTGTAGATGAATTATTAATTTGCCCACCATTATTAGATAATGTATATTTTATTGGTGTATGTATCAGAGGATACTGGATAATATTATCTATTGTAATGATTGATTTTGAATTCTTTTCATACATTTCAAGTTGATGGTAATTTCCTGATCCATAAGAAGTAAATGTTACATAAATTCCTGCCAAAGCGTAATCTTTTCTAGTTGATAATTTGAAAGTATCATTTGATTTTTTAATTACATATACATCAGACGGTAATCTATTTGTAACAATTCCAGCAGAAGTCAAAGTTAATCCAATACCAACTGCACTTGCTCCAATTCCAAGATATGTGGATATTGGAGTATAAATGAGTTTTTCTCCATTACTGAAGAAGTGATTTTTTATTGTAAATTCTCCAGTTGCAGGATTTAATACATCACTATCAGATGGATCAAAGTTTTTGGCAAAAATTTGATATTGGGATCCTCCATAAGTTAAATCGAAATCTTTTCTGTTTATTCTATCTCCATTAATAGCATTATACAATGATATTCCAACAGATTCTGCAACATTTCCATAATATAAACCAGGAGGAGTGTTGATATCATCAATTTGTGTATATAAGCATTCATTAAATGATAAAATATTAATATTAGATATATTAGAATCTGGATAAAATCTTAAAGAAAAATTATTTTCATTGTATTCGCCACCAAAAGTTCCAATTCCAGTAGTACTTCCGACTGAAAGGAATGCTGATTGTTGAACATAAATGTCATTCTTATCTTGAATTAATAGTACCTGATGAAGTGAACTAGTAGTTCCAACTCCAACTTTGACTAAAGATTTAATGGCATTAAAATCATTTTTATTTAATGATATTACTGATGATGCTGCTGAAACATTGGATGAATATCTAGATTCATATTTTGCAGTTCTTTCATATTCATTTAACTGTCCAGGTAGTTTAAATCTATATGTACCCATACCAACTGCAACTGTACCAATTCCTATAATTTTCGATTTTAATTTGATATTATTTTCTGAAGTATTAGTATATGATAATGTTAGTAATCCGGAAGAAATATTTGCAGAAAATAGTCCATCAATATTTGAAGAATAAGAATTTATTGCTGAGTCTGAATCAAAAGAATACTCAGAAATATGAGTATTAGTTCCATCATGACTTAAATATAATTCGACAAAGTTAATTTTACCTGTCATTTCATCAATTATTTCAACATTTGCACATAAAGATTCTATCTTATATGTTGGAATAGAAATAATAGAACTTGTTATTCCAGAAGTTATTGCTAGTCCAGAACTAATTAAATTTACAAATCCAACGGATGTCGATGCAACTCCTACCGTAGAAGTATTAAATTTATTCTTAATGAATTTAATATCATAATCATAATCATAAGGATTTGTTGGTATAAATTGAATATATCTGTTTCCGATTACATCTTGAGTTGAAGAAAATGTACCATATTCTTGTCCATTGGAAGATGTAAGTCCAGCACCTACATTAAATAAAGATCCTTTTTGTAAAATAAAACTATCAGAACTATTATTCAATACAATAAGTTCTGTTAATTGTATTTTAGTATTTGATGTATCTGTAACTCTAATTAATAATCTATTATAGTCATCTTGTGAATCAATTTTAAATATGTTTGAAGATACTGATGCAGATGATAGTATATTTGAAAATTTATTATGAATATCATCAATTTTTAAAACTAAATTAGTATTACACTCAACATAGTTTGATAATTTTTTATTTTTTAATTTTAAAAACTTGGATATTCCCCCATTGATATCAATATCTTGAACCAAATCAAAATTGTTTATTGCATCAACTCTATTTTCTTGAATTAATGTTTTTATTATGTTAATATATTCTTCCGTATTAGATAATTGAAATTTTGCTGTAGATGTAATTCCAGTATCTGAGAAGTTCTTCAATCCAATAGTATGAACCAAATTATTAACTGGAACTTTCAATTCATTATATGTAATTGGACTTTTTATTGTATATGAGAGATTTTGATAGTAATCATTATTTGATATGAATTGATTGTCTAGGTTTAATTTGCCTACATCATTTGTCCATCCAATATCTTTATTTAAACTAAAATCAATTTTAAATTTTCCACTATTATTTTCAATTTGATTTATAGTAGCAATAGTTGCTGATTGAATACCAAAAATAACCTCTCCAACAGATAATTCATATTTACCTACAACTGTAATTGAATCTTTGTCTGAAGTTTCTACATATAAATCTCTTTCAATTCCATTAGAAATAATTTTTTCACCAACTATAAAAGATAATGATTCTTCAACAATTTCAAAATTTGGATAATTATTGTAATTGATAATATTCGCAAAAGAATATAAAGAAGTTTTTGCTATTCCAGTATTTGTAGTTAATCCTGAAACATTAATCTCTACTTTGTCAAAAATTGAGGATGAATCATAGTTACTAACTTCAAAAAATTGATATCCATAATCTTCCGAATTGAATCCAGATCCAGAAGATCCATCCTTTTCTATTCCTTCAATAAAGACTTTATCCCCAACATTGAATGGTGCAGTAGTAAATCCTAATGTGGGTGTGGTTATTAAGCATGTAAAAATACCACTAGAAGAAGATTGAATTTTTTGAATACTAATTCCATTGTCATTATTAATCGAAAATAATTTACTTCCTAATGGCAATCCTTTTGGTTTTTGCTTAATTTCTACACTAGTTATGGAATTTGATGTTAATTTTGCTTCTAAAATTCCACTATCTATTTTTTCTCCAGTATTTGGATCAACAATTACAATAGAAGGAGCATTAGTATAATTTTTACCTCCATTTAATACAATAATATTAGAAATTGTATTTGAATTATTTAATGTTATTCTGGGTGATATATAAGCAGTTGGTTCTAATGTTTTATCGCAAGAATAATCAAATCCTTCATCTATAATAACTACTTCTTTTGGATTACCTATAGTTTTTGATTTTGCTATGATATATGCATCACTACCATTTTCAGAATTTGATTGATTAAAAACTGGAAGTTTTTTGTATCCTGTTCCACCAGAAACAATATTAACTTTATTAATAGAACCTTTTGCAGATAACGAAGTTGTAGAATATTCTAAAGTATCACATTCATTTTGCGAATATGTTAATTTTTCTGGATTTTTTTCTAAGAAAATTCTAAAAGATGTCGATCCAATTCCAGATACATTATAATTATTATTATAATCGCTATTAATAAATAATATTTCAGAATAATTACTTACTTCCTTATCAGAACTGCTTATATATCCAGATTTTTCCAAATTATAAAATAATCTTGTTGGAAATTCATTAGAATAGTTTAAAGTTAATGTTGCAGTCGAAGAAATTCCTATTGTTCCTATTCCAGTTAAAACAAATGTACTAGTTGATCCAGTAGAAACAAATTCATTTTTAAAATCTTTATCATAATATAGTTTAAAATTGTAACCAGATAAAGTAGAATCAGACAAATTAAAAACTAAATTATTATTTTTTACAACCTTTATTTGCGGATTTATTAAAGATAGTTGTTGACTTGTTCCACCTATACTTACAATATCAACAGTAATTGGTGGATTACTTATTGAATTATAATAAGTTTCCGATAATTTAATATTATCATAATCTACTTTATATACAAAATATGTCCCTGTGAATAATCCAGAAGCAATTTTATCTTTAGATGAATAAAGAATTTTATCTCCAGTATTTAATTTGTGCGAATTAATTGTAATTGTATTAGTTTCAGTATTAATACCTGTAGAACTAAATCCTAGGGAATTAATTAAAATATTTCCACTGTTTGCATCTCTTTTTACATAAATTGATGCTGAAGTTCCAATTCCTACAGAGAGATTTGGATTAACTTTTAATGTAATTTTATCTCCACTTGATAATTCATGATAAGTAGATACTGAAACTAATGTTTCAATTCTACTAACTTGTCCTAATATTTGGTTGTAATTACTTGTCAATGAATAATTATAATCATCGCTACCATCATTTAAGAAAAATACTTCTGGATAGTCTAATCCAGTTTTTATTCCAATTACATTATTATTTTTACTTGTTAAATATACTATTTGAGAATTTCCAGAGGATGGAATTTGATCTGCAGGGAATCCAGTAGGTGATGTTGATATTGCAATTGGATTTGATCCATTTAATTTTGAAAATACTACTTGCTGGTTATTTTTAAATGGATGATTCTGAATATAAATTCCTTGGGTAGGAACAGTTACTGTAATTGAGTTGATACCTAAATTACCATTAATGGAAGATGTTATACCAGGTTGAGTACCTACCCCAACAGATTTTTTAGGATTAAAATAAACTTTATCATTAATACTAGAATCAAAATAATTTGTTTTTTGGTTAATTATAAAAGAATCTGGAATAAAGTTTATTTGAGTTGTTGTTGTATGAGATACTCCAGTTAGTCCTCTTTTAACTTTTAAAATATTCAAATCTTTAAATATTTGAATAACTGATAATGTTTCTGATTCAATAACTATACTACTACCAATTGATACCAATTCTGGAATTTGTGATACATATATATCTGTCGTTACTCCAGAAGATTGTGAAGGAACGTCTTTTATTAAATTTGAAAAGTATGAAGTAACACCTATGGTATAAGATCCATTCAGTTCACTCAAAAACGTAGAAAATCCTGATACAACAACATTATCATTATTTGATAAATCATGTTTAGGTAAAATTGAAACTTTTACTTGATTTTCATTTTTCCAAGTAAAAATAGAATTATTATAATTTTTTACTGAAGTGGAAAGATTAATTATATCTTTTCCCTTTATAGAAGAAACTTTTACAGTTAATCCCCCACCACCAGTATTTGTATCATTAGATTTGAATAAATCATTTATTTTATAATCAGATCCTGAATTTAGAATATCAATTTCATCAACATAACCAGTAGATACTGAATTTACAACAGATTTTTGTTTTTGAATATCATTGAACTCAATAATAAAATCATTATCTGCATAATAATCAGAAACTTTATATGGAAGAGTATTTCTAACCAAATTAGAATTATTAAAATCAAATGATTGATTTAATGTAATATTTTCTTTTATAAAATTAGATCTATATGAATTGCCAATAAAATATGGAAATTGTGGTGCAAATGTTCCAGAATCTACTGGGGCAAAATAAGCATAGACTCCATTTGGATATTCTGGAGTTTTAGTGAATCTACCATTATTTTCATCCAAATCTCCAGAATTTTTATATACATAATCTTCTACAAAAAATCCAGATGGAAATATAGAAATGGAAGGTCTGTTTGAAATATTATTTACATCTAATGTATATCCAGATTGTAATTGCTTTAATCCAGAATTAATGTCACTAGGATCTGAATATCCATAAGAACCATAAATTGGATTTCCATCATATGCCCAACCAATTATTGGAGAATGATTTGAACCAATATCTTTAAATGATTCTCTTAAAGTTTGAAGATATCCACAAACTGAATATTGTAATCCATCTCCATTATCAATAAAAAGTTCATCTCCAAATTTTTTATTGGCATTAACTATTAATGATCTAACATTTAAATCAAACTTTGCATTTTTTCCTGATGGAATAACTTGAATGTATGTAGATCCACTAGAATATCCAATTCCAGGATTTATAATGCTAACTGCAGATATTCTTCCATCAGTTACAGTAGCCCTGAGATCAGCACCAGATCCAGATTTTGAATTATCTACAACAACTAAATCGGGAGTTGAATAATATTCAACTCCTCCATATTGAATATTAATTGAATCAACTACTCCATTGACAATGATTGGTTTTAATCTTGCCTCTTTACCATTTTTTATAGATATTAGTGGCCTTTTATGTAGGTTTAATATAGTATCAGATCCATAATTACTTCCTGGTTCATATAGATACATATCTATAATTCTTCCCTTAACACTGGGATTAAGAACTAAAGATCCTACCTGTGTTGGTTCTGAACTTATACCAGATTTAGAATAAACGACAGATACTGATATATCAGGATATTTAAAATATTGATAACCATAACCTGGATAAGAAAATTTAATATATTTTTTCTGATTATAATTTGATTTATCAGTTCCACTAGCACCAGCATCGCATAATCTAAATGAATTTTCATTTAATTTTAGTACATAATATTTGTTTGTGGTGGAAATACCTGCTATAGAAGTTATTTCATAATCATATTCTACAATATCACCATCATTGAACCCATGATTATTAAAATTGATACTATAATTTGCTGTAGATATTCCACTAGGTTTAACAATTAGTTTTCTATTTTGGTATCCACTTCCACCATTAATAACCTTAATTTCCGAAAGTGTTTTTTTATTTAAAACAATAGAGAATTTATGAAATCCTGAAGTAGGTACATTAGTGAAACCTATAGTATTAATTCCAGAATTATAATCAGAAAGAGTTGGATATAATATTATTGTTTTACTGTTTTGAACTTTAATGTAATATGTTCCATTATTAACTAAAGTTAAATTTTGATTTGAATTACTTCCACTATATTGTCCAATTCCAATTGAAGCGTTTCCATTTGAATTATAAACTATTTGTTGTCCATTACTTAAATAATGATCTTTTAGGAAAGTTATAGTATCGTATGTGTAATCAACTCCACCACCATATGTTGATAATCTACCATCAAAATAAATATCTCTTATTCTTTCTTTAATTATTGGTTCAAAAACTGCACCGTTTCCATTTCCGCCAGTTACTCCTATCGATATAATGGAATCAATATCAAAATCTTGAACATCTACAAAAACTTTATTAATACTTCCACTAACTACTGGTTGAACTAATGCCGTTATTCCTAATCCTGAAGATATTTCTATAAGGGGAGGATTTATAACATCATAATTTTCTCCACCATTTAAAACTTTTACAGATTCTAAAGGACCATAATATACCCTATCATTTAATTTATAATTTTTAATTTCTACTCCATTAATTAACATTCCTGTTGATCCAGGAACAGTTTCTTCTTCTGTTCCATTTTGAATATTTAAATTCAATGGAAATTTTTTAAGTATTTTTTGTGGTTTAATTGTGGAAGATTTTTGAGAGTAAAGTAAAAATTTATGACTACTACCAAAATCTGATTCTTCAAAAAGTATATTACTACTTCCACCGACAAAAGATAATGAAGAATATAATTTAATTGTATTATTTGGTGATAATACTTCAACATAATAATAACCAGTAGTCAATCCAGAAATGGGAGTTGATTCTGGAGAATAATAAATTCTATCTCCAGTAATAAATGGAACTGGTGCCGAACAATTTATGATATTATAGTAATTATTATCATCTAATCCTGATAATCCAACTGCAAAAGCATTATTAATATTTTTAGTTATTTCATATGCATAAGGAATATCTAAAAGTCTATTATTTGATGGCAATGAATTTGATGCGACATACATATACTCATCATTTTCATTATATGCATTTTGAATATCAGATAAAATAACGTTATTTCCATATTCAATTGGAACTATTGCACTACTTGCTTTATTTACTTTTCTCCTCAGATCATAATTCAATCCACTACTATACCATCCATCTGTTGTAAAATTATTTAATAATACTATTTTTGAATTTAAATTAATTTGTGTAGATACATATGGTGCATTCTGTCCTGCCTGAGGATATACTACATTTCCAGTCCCTCTTTCTAAAATTTCAATTTCATCACCTTCTTTTAGACTAGATTTATCAATAAAACTTTTTAGAGTTAATGAACCGCCACTACCAAAGAATTCTATTTGATATCTAGAACTTGTATTGTATATCCAAGAATTTGCAAAAATTTGTTTTTGTGATTGAATTCCAGAAGGATTTTTAATTTCATCCCCAAGATTTTTTACAATAATTTCCTGTCCTTCAATAACTTTAAAAGGATCAGATATAGGTACAAATTTAGATATTACTCCAGCAATTCTAAATTCAACCTTTTTGTTAACATTTCCATCTTCGTATCCATAATAAGTTTCATTTGATCTAATGTTATCTTTAACGTTTATTGTTTCAATTACACCAGAACATCCTAAAAATTGATTAATACTTTTGTCAGTATATGTTATAGTATTATTTCCAGATACAATAGTTCCAATTCCTGCAAATCCAATTGTAGAATCAACACTAATAACAGATGATCCTACAGAAATATTTTCTAAACATTTTGTATTTGGAGTAATAGAAAAATTTCCCTCAATAGATGACCTATTATCGTTACCAACAAAAAGTGAAAGTTTATAATATTTGACGTTCTTTTTTGTAAATATTTCTACTTCTGATACTGAAGCACTGGTAGAAGGGTCTGTAGATTTTTTTATTGTTTGCCCAACTAATTTTGAAGGATCTCCAGAAATTCTTTCTACAGAAATAATGGTTCTTTTTACATAATTTGCACCTGAAGGTTTAATTAAGAAATCTTCTAGATTTATTACTGTTGGAGTAATTCCATACAGTACATTAAATAATATTCTAAAAGATTCATTTGTCCCTTTAGATTGATAAAAAGACCTAGAATTTTTTATAAAATTTCCTATGTTTAAATCTGATACAAACTCAGTGTTTTCTAATCCAGGAGTTAATGCATATTTTAATTTTTTATAAAATTCTTTTAAAAATAATGAACTTAAATTCTGTACTGAAGATCCTGAAGTATGTGTAGAAGATTCAGAAGTAGAAAATACTAGTTCTTCTTGATTTGGTATTGAATGATAAGAAGTAATTCCACTAAATCCACGAATACATCCAGTAAAAGTATTAGTAGTAATTCCAGTATATGTGATTATTTCATTATCAATTTTTAACAACCCATAAGAAGGTGGAAATCCTTTTGTTGAAGTAACAGTAATTGCAATCCCAGCCGCAGCAGAAATATTAGTAGTAAGTCCAATATTATCTACAACAACTTCTGGAGTAAGATTATCAAGTTTTAAATATTGATCTAAATTTTCAGCAATATCTGTTGGACCGCCCTGATATTCTTGAGAAATATAATACTGCTTTAAAAATTCTGAAGCTTTGGGACTTTCATCCAGTATAAATTCTGGAAGTTGATTGTCAATTATCTGCTGTATTTTGACTCTAGACT